TGTATCAAGTGCCTAGAGTCATATGACTTTGAAGAACTTTCTCAAAGTCTGACCGCCTCCGTCGAAGCCCCTCTTGATGACGGCTTGCCGGAAGCAGAAGCCAGCGCTCAAAAAATCCGAGCGCTATTAGCCGGACGTTTCAAGGTTCCGCCAGAACAGGTGGATGTGGTTGTCCGACAGAGCCCAACAGGGATGATGGAAGTAGATTCGGCCACGATTTCGCTTACCGGGCGACAACTTCGGAATCTGAAATAGCCCAAATCATCCAAATGACACTGGTGTAAGTTGCTATTGTTCCCGAGGGGACCTAGGCTTTCCCTCTATGGAACCTTCCCTCGAAGACATACTAGATGTTTTCCATTGCTGGGTCGTGACTTGTAGGTCATCTCCACGAGGCAGGAAACCTGTCTTGGGTGACAAGCGACAACGCAAGATTAAGAAAGCAATTGAACTGTACGATGTAGAAACTTGCAAGCAGGCCATACAGGGAGTTGTTCTATCTCCATGGCACATGGGTTATAATCCCAGCGGCAAGAAGTATGACGATATAGAACTCATCTTGAGAGATGAGAAGCATATCGAACAGTTCTTATCTTACTATGATAACGCTGAGACAACAGAGGGCGAATTCAAAGTCATTGAATCGTATGCTAACGGTAATGAGCCCTTCTAGTTGTAATGGATAAGGATGATCTCGCTCGATCCGTGAAGAGGGTTTGCGTTAATTGGAATCTGCCCACTGCCGGTCCTCCTTTCCAAGAGCGATGTGTGCTTTGGTGGGATTTCTTAAGCGATATTGAAATCGACTTAGCAGATAAAGCCATCAAACAAATCATTGCATTGGATCAAAAGTTTCCACCACGCGTAGGACAAATCCGACGTTTAGCAATAGATATGAAACTGGAAGGAAACCCCATACCTTCTCCTCCGGAAGCATGGGCACAGTTTCGTCAGGCCATCGACGCCTCCGAGTCGGGGGTCTCCTTCCATAAACCCCACGATCTCATTGGTAAAACCATGAAATCATTTCCCAATAATGGTGCTGGATTGAGAACCAACTCTGACAGGGAACTGTTTTTTTCCGCCTATGGCAAAATCGTTGAAGAGGCAGAGAAAGAAAGGTATTTAGGTGGATCGGACACCTGAAGTTGATCTCGTTCTCTCCAAACTGGACAAAGTACGACATGCCGGTAACGGCTGGGAAGCATGCTGTCCAGCCCATGCCGATGACAAGCCTTCTCTTACTGTCGGAATCGGGCGAGAGGGGCAAGTTCTTCTGCACTGCCATAGCGGTGCCGCATGCTCTTTCAACGAAATCTGTGACGCGATAGACCTTAAGCCAAACGACTTGTGGCCAGAGTCAGATAAGCCAAAACAGAAACTACGGAAAGAGGCCACCTACGTCTATGAGGATGCTGATGGAAATCCCGTAATGCGGGTGATCCGCTTCAAAGATGAGTTGGGTGCCAAAACTTTTCGGCAGCAGAGGTATGCAAATGGTGAGTGGGAGTGGGGCACTCAAGATATAGAAAAACCCCTCTATCGATTGCCGCAGGTCTTAGAGCGAATCTCCAACGATGAAATCGTCTACGTCGTGGAGGGCGAGAAGGACGTTCACACGTTGGAATCGTTGGATCGGGTGGCAACTTGTAATCCCGGTGGAGCAGGAGCCGAAGGACAAGATAAGTGGTTACCCCAACACACTCAAGCCTTGGCCGGTGGGAAAATCGTTATCATCGCTGATGATGATAAACCCGGTTATGCCCATGCGGCCCATGTGGCAGCAGAACTTAGAAAGGTTGGAGCGAGGGTAAAGGTCTTCAAACCAGCACGAGGCAAGGACATTTCAGATCACATAGGCACTGGGCTGTCGATGAGCGATTTGGAGGTTGTTGCTAGTGAAATTAGGGATACCTTCACTGATTTCATCGACTCTCTCAAGGATCTTGATCATAGCCAGCCATTGCATGTCAGAGTAAATAAGGCCCAACGTTTGCTGGATACCTTTGGTGGTAATAAAAATAGCACGGAAGAAAAAGGCAGATTGATTGATTGGGCGACTCTGATTGGAGAAGAATCAGACGATTCTTTTGATTGGCTCATTCCCGGTCTTTTGGAGCGTCAAGAGCGGGTGATTGTTGTCGCTGCCGAGGGTGTCGGTAAAACCTATTTGGCGCGACAGGTTGCACTTATGTCTTCGGCTGGGATACATCCGTTCAAACGAGATAAAATGCCACCGGTTCGAACTTTGTTCGTAGACCTTGAAAATCCTGAACGAATTATTAGAAGAACCGCTAGGAAAATCTACAAACGTATTGAGCAAGTTGGGCGAGCGGGGGACATGGAGGCCCATCTTGTTGTCAAACCAGACGGGTTAGACCTACTTAAGTCAGATGATCGCAACAGACTGATTGAATGGATAGACCAGACTCAACCGGAACTACTTGTCCTTGGCCCGTTGTACAAATCTTTTTTAGATCCCGGCGGGAGAACAGCCGAATCGGTTAGCACCGAAGTGGCTAAGTTTCTTGACTATATTCGCCATGAATACGGCTGTGCCTTATGGCTAGAACACCACGCTCCTTTAGGGTCAAGTGGTAGCCGAGACCTACGTCCATTTGGTTCTGCTGTTTGGAGTCGTTGGTCCGAGTTTGGCATATCCATCAGTCCGGACCCAACTGATCCGGATGTTATGGAGGTTAAACATTACCGGGGAATGCGCGATGAGAGAGAATGGCCAACCCGTATGCGTCGGGGAAATGAAGACGAGTGGCCATTTATCGTTCTTGAATTTCTTACGTTTTAGAGAAAGCGCGGGTGATGGAAAACGACGCTTTAGATTCATGGGTTGATCAGGCGAAGTGTCAAGAAGAAGACACTGAACTATTTTTCATTCTTCGTGGCGACCCACACCAGAAGCGAAAGCGCACAGCGGCTTACGCTATCTGTCAATACTGCCCAGTCAAATTGGAATGTTTAGACTATGCGATCATCAACCATGAGGTTGGAATCTGGGGTGGGACGACCGACGCTGAGAGACGGTTCCTCCGACGATCGTGGACACCAAAATCAGAGCCTAGAAAACGGGTTGTTTTTCAGAGTCTTGTACGAGGCGTAACCGTCGGCGTTCCCAAATCAGAATAGACCCGCACTCACAAGGGAATATAAATCTCCAAAGACCCGTTGTCTTGCCTCTATCGATTTGATCGTCTAAGTCTGTATAACAGGTTGGACAAATGTTCATGCTGACCTCCCTGCAAAAAGCGTAGCACTACTACTGCTAGTAGTGGCGGAAACTCCTAGGGAAACAGCAATTCCCCTAAAGAGGGAATCAATTGGTGATGATAGATATTCCACTGACTTTTATGTGACTTAAATTTGTTGTAGTTAGTCGGTCGTGGATCGATTTCACCCTTCTTGATCCCAACGGCTCTTTTGTAAAACTGCTTCTTCGGTAGCCACCCGCAAAAATAGCCGACCATCCCCGGCACTTTTGTTTTGCCGATCATCTCGTTTTCGTGGTAGAGGATCCGCATGAACGCAAAGGCATCGACATTCTGAGGTAAGTCGCTGTCGTCCTCACGACCCATGGCGACGCTACCTTCCCAATCATATTTGGGCATGCCCTTCGACCATTTTGACTTAACGTCAATTTTGATTCCTTGGACATCTAAATCGAATGGCGATTTCAACTCTGGATGATCCTGCGTCTGGTGCTTGATCTTCAGCGGACCTCCGCCGTAGCCATGCTCACCATATACAGAATCTTGGAGCATCTGTTTAAAAGCCAACTCTCCCAAACAGCCGAGCAAATCGCCCCCGCCTTCCAGAATGGAACCCCTACGCCCCCTACCGTCACCCATGGAATCGGCCATACGTTGAGCCTCCTGCTTCATCCGGACATCCAAAAGGATGTTCGCTGCGGGTGCCCACAGTGCCATCAGAAGTCACTTATGGATTTCAGGATGATAGGAGTTCCCTCACCCATCCACGCACCGAACGTGTTGAAGCACAGGAAGTCGTATGCTTCCTCAAAGTCCCAGCCCTCCGTCCAGACGAGATGTTCAACCATCTTGTCTTCGTCATAAACGAGGACTGGGTCTTTTGAATATTGAGAACCAATGCCGACAATGGCTTCGTCAAAGGACGGATCCACAAAACGCAACGCTTTGGGATTCAACTCGTGGAGTTGATCTAGCATCCAGTCCAGTTGTGTTTTAGGAGAAGGACTGTCCGCACCCGCATGTTCGCTGCGCGTTGGGGTTGTCGATTGAGAATCCGGCGTCATTCAAACCATCCTTGTAAAGGAGGGTGGCACCCTCCAGCAATTGGGCACTAGACGGATCAACCAACAACCGGATTTCACCATCGTTGGGATCTCCGAAAGCACGCTCAACATCGTCATCAGCCTTTTTGGTGTCGAAGTACATTTCATAACTGAACCCCGAACAGCCACCGGGCCGCACTGCAACGCGCAGTGCGAGACCCGGCTCGTCTTCTTGAACGATCAACTCGTGAACCTTAGCAATCGCTTCGTCGGCCACGGTAATCATCTGTTATACCAAATCAAGAATCAAATCGGCTGCCTTAGTCTTCATGTTGTACGACTTGTTGCCGATTTGCATGGACGCCTTTGCGTTCCGCTCGGCATCATCGAACCAATGATGGTCGTAGTATTCGCCAACGGCGTTGAACAGGCTCCAACCGTTGTAGCCGTACCCGGCTGCATTCTTGCTGTTGGAAAACAGCCCACGAACCAACATCAACGTGTTAGCACGGTTCTCCTGCTTGCGGTCCGTGTCTGCATCCTTGTCGGGCCACAGATTGTTCAACACCCTGTCAATCTTAGGACTACCGGCGGGAACTGGCACTGCAAGCAGGCGCTCTGCGGTCTCCTTGAACGATCTCGCCCAATTGGATGAAATCTGGAGAATCTCATTTGCCTCTTCCAATGCCCTGTCATAGTTGGCCGTGTGTCGTGCTGTCACAATGGACTTTGCCACTGACTGGCCGAATCTGACCGTGTTCTTGCACACTGCCCGGATATCTGTGTTGGCGTATGTGATTGGTGTGGTGCCATCGTGACTGGTGTGGACAACGAGGTACCGAGCAATCTCATCGTTGATGCCGACTGGATCGATGATCAACGTGCCGAGGTCGATGGTGGCAAAGAACTCGCGACCGTCCTTAAGGACACCGCAGGTATCCATGACAGCATCGCCTTTGGATGCTCCACAGACGTTCAAAGCCTTCTCCAGAACAGTCTCGTTCTGAACGACCCGATACCGGTCTTTGACTACTTCAAACGGAACGACTCCACCATCATCGTTCACGCGTGCCGTGATATGCCTGTCTTCCATGTCCACCAAGTCCCCGTCTGGGGTGGTGTACTGCACCGGTAGCAAGGTGACTTGATAGTCGGCCCCCGCCATGGGCAGAATCGTTTCTGCCGTCTGATGACCGGAAACTGGCGTGCCGAGTCGATGCCATGGGGCACCGCCTTCCTTACGCCAAACAAAACTGGCCTTTCCTGCTTCATTCATTTCTAACTCGTGTGACATCTCTATACCCTCCTTTGGGTTACGGATAATACTATCGGAAGAGGTGTTGGTTCACAACCCGGTTGGAAAATAAATCTGTTGGTGTAG